ACAACAAATTTTATAGTAAGAAAACTCCCAAGGTTATATATGACTGCATATTTGATAAAAAAATGCTGTCATTCAATACAAAGAATTTTTTACACCTAAAGCTGGAAACACCCACCACACTCAGAACGGATGGAAAAGCTGTTCCTCCTTGCATGTTTCTGTTTGAAGACTTGTTCATGTTGCAGACGTTGAAAAAATACAACGAGGTAATTTGTTTCGAAGACATCGCACCTTTCAGAGTCATCTCCATGAGTACTGAGAACAATTCCGCAGCTAATCCAATTCTACATCAAAACGGCGGGGTTTGGGCGGCCTCGGTGGATGAGATGATTGATGAGCACCGGAGAGATCCTGGAGCCTATCACAAATTCCCATTTCCTATACAATATCAGCAATTAGGTGGCGAGGGTAAAAATCTAGCGCCTGTAGAATTAATGGAGAATTATAAGAACAACATCTTAAACGCGCTGGATATTCCTGTGGAGTTGTTTCAAATGTCTCTGAAGGCCGAGGCCGCTGGTCCTGCTTTACGACTATTTGAAAACTCGTGGAACGTTATTCCTAACAATTATAACAGGCTGTTGAGTCATATCGCCGATGTGGTTGGAAAAATTCTGTCGCTGCCTAAAGCCACAGTGGGGTTGGTTCCTATTTCGTTCTCAGACGACATCGAGCGTAAATCTGTGATTGGTCAGTTGGTTTCTGCTAACGCTATAGCTAGATCTGAACTATTAAACCTTTATAACTTTGATTACGAGGATCAACTCAGAAAGAAAACCGACGAAGAGCGCATCGCTAGAGATATCCAAACCGAGGAGCAAGAAAAAACCCAGTTTGAACAAATGAATCAAGCCGATGTATACAGTGTGATGAGTGCAAATCAACCACAAGGCGGACCAGCCACACCTCAGGATGCGCTCGAACAAGCTCAGCAAATAGCTCAGGAACTTTATCCTTTGGATGGAGCTCAGCGCAGAGCCAAACTACAAGAAATAAAAGCAACAGACCAAGCGTTATACGCTACGGTAAAATCTCAACTCGAACAAATGACTTCACAGGCCCGTAGTCAGGGTGTGGAGCAAAGTAAACAACCTCAACAATAATTATGCCTAAAAAAATATACACATGCACCGTCAGCGGAAAACCAATACCTCCAGAAAGAGTTGAAGCATTAAAAATGCTAGGAACTCCTGAAAATCGGTGGACTTGCGTAGAGCATTCTATGGTTCGTCCTAGGCAGGGAATTTTTTTAGGTGAGTCTGGAACAAGCGAACTTCTTTTGGTGGATAAGGTTTATAACGACTCTGTTCGATCTGTGTTTAAAAGCGCAGATAGAGAAATCGAAGTAAAAGAGGAAGATGTAGAAGTTGAGACGGAAAGTAAAAAATTTTATTCTGACCGAGAAATAAATTATTACTCTCAAAGCGACGAGGATGTATCTGAAGACAAGCCACCTACGTTAAATAATGTTGATCTTTGAGTATATAGCTTGATGTTTTACGCATAAATCCATAAAATAGCGTAATGGCTGATAGTGCTTTTTTATCCCGGCTTCCTGTTCGTGGTGCAGTGTTCCAGAGTGCTGGAGCTACCGACGCATTCAAAGTTCCGCTTTTAGATTCTCAAGGAAAAATTCATTTTAGTTTGCTGAGTAATTCTTCAGGAATATACACAGCCGCGGGAACAGTAGCCCGCCTTGCCCAAGCGGCAGCAACTCCTGGAGATTTCTGCATTCAGACAGATAATGATTCTATATATTTTTTAAAGGCTTCTCCGCCCAGCGTAGAAAACAACTGGGTGCGACTCAGCACTGTAGAGAACGCTCAAGAAGATTTTGATTCTCCTGCATTTACTGGAATACCCACAGCCCCCACAGCTGCTGCTACAACAAACAGCACACAGATAGCTACCACAGCGTTTGTGAAAAGCTTAGCTGGAACACTGTTACCCTTACCCGACACTTCAACGGGATCGGTAGGGCAGAGTTTAAAATATGCGCTAGAAGATCACAGCCATCCGGCAGACACATCAAAAGCGCCAATCAATAGTCCTGTTTTCACGGGAACTCCAGCAGCGCCAAATCCGGACTATACCGACAATACCAGTAGAGTCGCAACCACACAATATGTAAAGCAACAAAGCATAGATGGTTTCTCTACCCCTCGAGGGAACGTTGATTTGAATGGTTGGCGTATTACATCTTTGGGTCTACCTGTAAATGAGAGAGATGCTGTACCCAAGAGTTACGTGGATGCAATGCAGAGCGGTTTAGTTGTTCGTCAACCTGTTCGAGTCGCCACAACCGCAAACATATCTTTAGCGGGCGCAGTTACTTCAATAGACGGTGTACCTCTATCTGCGGGAGATAGAGTTCTGGTTAAAAACCAAACCAACGCAAGTCAAAACGGCATATATGTTGTAAATATGGGTTCACCCTGGCAGCGAGCCGCAGATGCAGACTCGGCAGTGGAGATGAAAAATGGTGTTTACGTGGCTGTAAATCAAGGAGTTGTTGGAGGAAATACTGCCTGGATTCTTGTTGTTTCTGGAAACGTGGTACTGAACGTCACACCTCTAAATTTTGCGTATTTTTCTAATCAGGCCGCTTCTCAAGTAGCTGTGGGTTACGGTCTTTTAAAAACAGATAATCTTATTAGTGTAGATACGGCGGTAATTTCAAAACTAAACACTTTTTCTCCAACTCCTCCAGAATCGCCGGTAGATGGAACTAAATGGACAAATTCGCAAACGCTCAGAGCCTATGAGTATTTCAATGGTTCTTGGATAGAAATTCTTTAAAAAAAACATGGCAGCACAAATAAAACCGTGTTAATATAACTAATAAAACAACCAATATGATTACATTTCCTACAAGCCCAGCCCCGCAAACAAATGACATATATCCACCCATAGGCAGCCCTGCAATAAATGGCAGACGCTGGAAGTTTAATGGTGTGGCTTGGGATGTTTACACGCCACCGATCAGCTATAATGATCTGGTCGATGTTCCTTCTGAATTTCCTGTTGAGGCTCACGATCATGCGATTTCTGAAGTTGTTGGCTTGCAAACTGCACTCGACATCAAGGCTGATCTCGTGAACGGCAAAGTCCCAGCTATTCAACTGCCTAGCTTTGTCGATGACGTAGTTGAGCATCCCACGTATGAAGACTTTCCAGGTGTCGGTACAACTCCCGGAAGCGGAGAGCAGGGTAAAATTTATGTGGCTTTAGACACGAGTCTGATATACCGCTGGAGTGGAACTCAGTACGTCATTATCTCAGCCTCGCCAGGAACAACAGACGATGTGCCGCAGGGGACTGGCAATCTGTATTACTCTTCTGCTCTGGCTTCGGCAGACGCACCGGTTCAAACTGTTGCAGGTCGTGTTGGAGATGTTGTTCTCACCAGCGCCGACATAACTGATTTTTCCACCGCAGTTACTGGTACTGCTCCCGCACCCACAACATCCGCTAATGCAGGCATCAGCATCACAGGTACAAACATTGACACCGCATACAACACCAGTGTCGGTGATGCTGTGGTCAGTGTGGCTGTTGGAGGCGCGCCGGCCGCCGCAGCCTCCTCCTGGAAGGCAAAAAACATTGTTCAAGTTTTGGATGATATTTTGTTTCCGACAATTCTTGCCAGTGTGGGAACGGCAAAATCTGTGGATCTTGCGGTGAGTGGAAGCAGCGGAACTCTTGAAATCGGTACCAGCCATAGCAGAACGCTCACTGCCACCTTTAACCAGGGGACTATTCGTAACGGAACCGGAGCCACAAATTCCAACCCACTTGTTGGAGCCGCTACGGATTACACGTTTACCGGAACGGGAATTACGTCAACCACGCAAACAGGCAATCAACTCACATTTAACTCCGAGGTTCAAAGCGGATCAAACAGTTGGGGAGTCGCTGTTGCTCACGATGCAGGCACAGGCACCTACACCGACAACAAAGGTGTTTCTGGTACTAACCTCAACTCTCAGCGAGTTGCAGGTACCGCCACAGACTCCTCCAGCTCCCCAGCTATCACCGGTATTCACCCGTATTACTACTATAA